CAGAGAGTTTAATGTCATCAACTGTAGACTATGACATCGTGGCAAACTATGCAACTTTCACAGCTTATCAAAAACAAATGTTAGCCCTAGCAGCTTCTAGTAAAGCAGCTATGATTGGTATTAACCAAAATCAGAACACATGGCAACTTGCAACTTCTCAATCTAAACTAAATGTCCTAGACAGCCTCTATAAAGAGAGTATGGATATTATAAAGGCAATAACGGCATAATGGTAATGCAACAACCCTTCACGACTGCCTCTCCTATATTGGTTAATTACGACTGGACAGATGCAGTTAACAACACAGGTTATAAAACATTTTATCTTATAGAGAGCAACTCCAGTACAGGGGTAAATTACCACTTAACACCAAAACAAGACTACTCCTCAACACCTGTGTTAACAGAAAATAGTTCAACCTTCGACGAAGACTTCGACCTCACTCAATTCCCACTAGCGCAAGCAATAGAGGGAACGGCTTTGTTTTCTCTTCCTATTAAATCAGCTTCAAACGCAACGCCAGACGTAATAATAGAACTCTATAAATGGAACGGAACTAGTGAGACAATAATAGGTAGCTCAGTTCATTTAGACGCTGCTTGTAATGATGCAGAGATGAGATATTTTAATTACACAATACCTTATACTCATTTCGCAGCAGGCGAGACACTAAGATTAAGGCTTCAAGTAGTCCAAACCTCTGGAATCTTTGTTTACTTTGGAATAGACCCAGCAGGAAGAACAGACGCAGACCTAACAATCACAACAACATCTAAAATACATATCCCCTACAAACTTGATAGCTAATGGCAGACTTTAATTTATCACGAGCAACAACAACGGACTTCTCTAGCCAAGTCCCTGACTTTATAGTTGAAAGCATGGCTTTAGATGTAGCCAACGCAGGCGGAGAAGAGACATACGTTTATTACGACAAAGCAACAGAGAACTTCGGCTATTATTTCAACCATCCACAGATAGCTTCTAGGGTTAACTCTTTATGTACATGGGGCTTCGGACAAGGATACACAACACAAGATAAACTCATGGAAGTAATTCTTAAAAAGATTGACGGAAACGGGAAGGAGACGTTTAACTCTATAGTATGGAATCACGAGGCTGTTATGTTAATGAATGGAGATTCTTTTACTGAAATTGTAAGAAACAAAAACGGAACATTGGTGAACATGATAAATATTTCTCCAGAGAGAGTTAAGACAGTTTTTAAGGGTAGTAGGATAATTAGGTATGAGATTTGGAATGGTAGTAAGTGGGTGTCTAAGAAGTCAAAAGAAATATGGCACTCTCTGAATAATAAAATAGGAGACCAAACCCATGGAACTTCAGATATTCAATCTAATAAAAATGTTAATGACGCCATGATTGAGGCCTTCGAGGATGAGAGAGTTATTAAACACAGAGACAAAGCTCTCGGTATAGTATATTATAAAACAAACAACACAGGGAAGATAGCATACGCAAACACCCAAATAGAGAAGGCAGTTAAAAATGGAGAGATGGTAGGTATGCCAGAAGACACAGCAAAGATAGAACCATACCCTAGCAAGTCCAGCGAGGATAGACAAGCATGGTTATCTTATGTAGAAAACCTAGGTTATCAAACAGGCGGAGTACCTAGGAGTTTAGTTACCAGCGACGGTACTAGTGAAGTCGGCGGTATCAACGGACATCTTATATTCGAGCCTATCTATGGGAGACAACAACTAGATAGAGAAAATGAATTATGGCAACAAGTAGCAATCAAACTTAAATTCAATAGACCTCCTAGTTTAGCTCCAAAGACCCAAGAGAACGCAGAGAAAAACACAGGACAAACAGCAATACAACCACAGGAGGCAGAGCCAAAGCTCAATAGATAATGGCAGATAACGTATTCACACGAACACCAACTAATCCATTAGTTGTAGAAAAGACCCCTCAACAGAAGTGTAAGGAGAGAGGAGGGAAGTGGGATGGAGAAAAATGTATCATGCCGGAAAAGGTAGAAGACCAAAAAGACACTAGTACAATCACTACAAAAATAGGAGGTAAAGATGTTGTTTTAAGACCGGGAGAGACAGCCGGAGGAGTAACATACGAGGGGAGAGATATAGCCGGAGCAAGAACCGCAGAAATAGGAAGGATGAACGAAGAAAGAATAAAAGCAGGATTAGAGCCTTTAACTCCGGAGCAAGCCCCACAATCTCAACTAGGAGAAATTTTACAAAAAGAACAACAAGAAGAATCAATAGAGGCAGAGCGTGAAAGATTAACAACAGAGGAAGCCCCAGTAAGGAGAGAGCTAGACCCAAACAGAACAGGCTTAGAAGAACTCCCGGTACTAGGCCCGGCAGCTAAGAAAATATTTGATTTAATTCCTTTCCTTGATGATGAGGCAAAAACAGAAGTCGCACTACAACCAGAGATACTAAGGACAGCAGCCTTAACAGAAATAGAGAGACAAGAAATAGAAAGAGGATTATCTGCTAGTGAGGAGTTTGGAACTTATATCGAAAGCATACCTATTATAGGAGGTCTTGTTTCTAAGTATGCTAGTGGGTTAATAGAAACTCCAAGCGGAAATACAAAAGAGGTTGTTTCTAATATTAGAAAAGAAAGACGTAGAATTTCAAACATAGAGACAAATGTTAAGTTAGGATATTTACCAGTAGTCACCGCACAAGAACAAATAACAGATATAGAAGAAAACGTCCAAAGACTAGAGAGCAGAGTAAAACTACTTATCCAAAATTCTCCACAACTTAAATTTAACAGCGACGGAGTGAACACAATAGAAACAGAAATCTTAACAACAAATGAAAAAATATTCCAAGCTAAACAAAACATTCTAACAGGACAATCTCAAGACCCACTAGAAATACAACTACTTCAAAAAATGGAAGAATTGGCAGAGGAAGAAGAATGATAGAGGACGCTCTTTTAAATTATGGCGCGATTGGTATATTCTGCGCTTATTTAATTTATGACAAACAAGTTCTAATGAAAAAAATTACAAATGTGTTAGATAGATTATGTTACAAAATAGACAGAACAATCCCATATACGAAAAGTTTATAAAGGGTGAGTGCCTCTATTAACCATGAACGATGAAGAAACAAATAAACAAGAAGAAAAATCTGAGATTTCTCCTGAGAATACTAATAGAGCTAGTACGTTACTTGAGAACGCCAAAGATGTCGTCGAAAGGCAAGAGAAAGCGAACAAAGAAACGAAGAAGATACTAGAGAGACAAGAGTATTTAGCAGCGAATGAAATGTTAGGCGGTACTACTGGCGGAAGAGTAGAGGGACAAGCACTATCCCCCGAGGAGCAAAAAGTAAAAGGAACAATAGATTACTTTAAAGGCACTGGCTTAGAGTCCACAGTCAAGAAGGCAAATGAATAAAAAAGAGTGGGAAGAAGGTTTAGAGAGACTAGAAGCTATTTTAAAAGACGCAGAAGATACACACCTAAAGTCAGAAAAAGACATAGAAGAGCTAGAATTCACGATTTCTAATTATAAGACCAAAATAGAAACATTTAAATAGTTATTCGGTTTACCGAATAGTATGGCAGACGAAGCAGTATGTATAGAAACCCCAACCCGATTCGCTAGGTACACAGTAGCCGACGGTACAGGTATAGCTATAGGTACTATGTTACATCTAACAGACCCTAATACAGCAATCGCTCATTCCGCAGACGCAGACCAATTCGCAGGTATTGCATGGGAAGAGAAGACAGCAAGTGATGGTATTGTAGAAATTACAGCAGCACTTAATGGAGTTTGGGATTGTACAGACGGCGGAGGAACTTGTACAGAAGGAGAGATTTTATGTTTAGATGGTACAGCTAATGAGTTTAGACCAGCTATCGCAGCAGACCTTTTGACAGGAACATGTTTTGGTAAGGCATTAGAAGCAGCTGGAGCAAATGAAGTTATTAGAGTAAGAGTAGGAGAGTTGGTTTAATGGTAGAGGAAGAGAATAATTCTAAGGAAGAAACTAAGGAGGAGGAAGAGTAATGGCAGACACAGACAGAGAGGCAGACTTAAGAAGTGAATTTATTGATACAGCAGTTAAGGCAGTTGTTAAGATTGAGGAGAAATGGAAAGCACTTTGTGCAGTTGATAGTTCTAGTGCATGGACAGAATCATATTTTAGAGAAACTAACGACGATGATACAGACGGAGGTACAGGCTCACCTATAAAGGGTGTACCACAATACGCACCATTTCCATTCTTCGATGTTACAGAGACAAAGGTAAGTTCTATTATTCAGAAGTATGCAGGAGAAAGTATAATCTCTTTGGAAGCACAACAGAACGCGACAGTCCCTATGTTACAGAGAAAGATTTACAGACTAGGTAGAAAATTAGTTTACCAAGTAGACGTAGCTATTCACGCTGGATGTTCGGCAGACTTTGGAAACACAGTAGCAATAACAGCAGGGAACGAATGGGACTCAGCAACTATCGCAAACAGAGACCCTATAAAAGATATACTAGACGCTATCCAAACTCTACGAGTAGATGGGATTGATGCTTTAAGTGGTAATGGTTACCTAGTTGTTAATGGAGCAGATTACACAAACATAATTTCTAACACAAAGGTACTAAACCATCCAACTTATTCTTCTGGAGTAATGAGTAACGGACAGGTTGGTAATATTCTTGGATTAACTATAGTTGTTTCTGAGGCAGTAACAGCAGAGAACGCTTATGTTCTAGTAGCTAGACAAGGTATGGTATGGAAGGAAGCAGAAGGTCTAAAGGTTGTTACTATTGTAGACCAAGGTAAATCTACAACTATTAGAGCATGGACTAGGGGAGTTTTCCAGCTACAAGCACCAAATGAAGTTTGTAA